CTTTATCGTCATTTCATCGTTAAAATAATCTTTAATTATGGTATCTATGGATTATACTTTTAAACATCCAAAAAAAACATCGAATGCTCTTTCAATCAGATCTACTCAACCTATTGAACAAATATTTTCAACACCGTCCAATGGAATTCTACTTTTAATTGGAGAATCTTTTCGAATGGGTCCTCAATCTACGCGAGTACGCGGAACTCCTGATTCTATTAATGGTCAAATGGATGCTTGTCATTCTCATATTCAATTGATGAATCATCATAATCATATTAACTGGAAGGTTGCCATTTTTTCTTATGCCACTCCATATAACGAACTTTTATGTCAACAATACACAAACCGTTTATTTAAGGCAGAATTTTTAAATGAACCTATTGGATATAAAAACATTTATCAACGAGGAATGGATTATATTGATTCACTAAAAGTAAATTATGACTTTGTATTTGTAATAAGAATTGATCTCCTTATAAAAAATGCATTTTATAAGATATTTAATCCATCTTGGTCCACCATTCATTATCCATTTATTTGTTTTATAGAATGTCTATATACTCCCAAAAACTTCTATCGTGTCTCGGATGCTATGGTCTTCATACCCAAAGGAATTCCTTTGAACCAAGTTACATTGACTCACGAAAGTATGGAAGAGATGGCTGAAAAAGGATTCAAGACAAATGTAATGATTAATACTCTACACGATTCAGATTCATTAAAAGATTATAATCCTTTATATGTTATTGTCAATCGTCCATTTACTGATGAATGTAGATCAGTCAATTACTTTTATCATAATGGAACTATACAATTTTATGAAAGTTAATTCTCTTTACATAATATGAAGACATATATTCTTATTCTATTGTTCGTTTTTGTATCTTGGATTTTATTGAAACAGTTTTATTCAAAAAAGGAAAATTTAGAACAAAAGAAAAAAGGTATATTTGTGGTAATTGGTGAATCTTTTCGAACCGGTTCCCAAACAACTCGTGTAAAAGGATTACCTGAATCAGTAAAAGAACAAATAGATGCTTGCAGAAGTCATATGAAATTTATGGAACATTTTTCGGATATTGATTGGAAAATAGTTGTATTTAGTTATACTACACCTTATGATGAAAAGATAAGAGAAATATATGGAGACAAATTATTACATTCTGAATTTCTTTCAGAACCAATTGGACTACAAAATATTTTTCAAAAATCATTGAATTATATCAAAACCTCTAACATTAATTATGACTTTGTGTTTGTCTCAAGAATAGATCTTGAATTCAAAGAAAGTTTTAATCAAGTGTTTGATCCAACGTGGAACACGGTTCATTATCCTTTTATTACGTGGTTTCCACCCGAGGATAAAAAAAATACTCATCCAAGAGTAACCGATACAATGGTCTTCATACCAAAAGGGATTTCTTTCGATGATTTATCTCTTTCACACGAAAGTTGGTTTGATTATGTTGAAAAAGGACACAAATATGATGAATTAGATGTTATGATAGATACATTACACGATTCAGATAGTGAAAAGGATTATAATCCATTATATACGATTGTAAATCGACCTGCAACAGATGAATGGCATTCCCTTAAAAATAAATTTGTAAAAACGGATTATAATTATATATAAAGAATTTATGGTATATAGTTTCAAATGAATTCAATGAAAATTTATACCATCAATCGAATGATAATCGCTCCAAATTCAACCGAGTTTTTTGAAAATATGTATATTGATTTAGAGCAGACTTTTATCCAAGTTGAAGAGGATTATACCGATTTTTTAAATAGATATCAAAAATTAGTAAAAATAGATTATGATGATGATCTCAAAGTAATTTATTTACCTCAATATGATCCTGAGACAATGATATTCGAAGAGTATTTTAATAATGGTATTTATAAAAAAATAGATGATCCTGAAAATATAGATTATATATTATCTGTAATTCATATCGAATTACCTGAAAATGCAAATATTGGAACCATTCATTCTACATAATTATTCAAGATAACATTTTCGACATACTGGACGATATGCGGTTTCATCTGTCAAATATTGTTCTTTATTATTAACAATTCGTTTGGAAAACAAAGAGGGCTGATTACAATAATAACACGAACCATTTAATTTAACTACTTCATTACAATAAGGAATAATATTTAAAATTTGTCCAAATGGCTTACGCTCAAAATCACCATCAAGACCATAGACGAATATTTCCACATTGTATTTTTCAATCGTTTTTATGAATTCTAATAGATCCGAAAAGAATTGTGCCTCATTGATTAAAATGCGTTTTGTTTTACGAAATTGATCAATGATATCAATACTTGTAGTGATAAATAAATCACATAGACGATGAATTTTAATACAATTTACCTTTTCTTTTTTATGAGATGTTAGTGTTCCATTGAAACATTCACTCGATTCGCTAAAATCCAATACAATTGATTCTTGATTGATGTGTTCGATAAGATGCGTTGTCTTACCAGCATACATTGGACCGATGAAAAGTTTCAAGGAATACATTTTTTATACATATAGAACAATACTTTTATATGTATCAATTTTATAGTTATGGGATTTAAAAAACTTAGTAAAACAATAAAAAATCCTAGGCTTATTAAAAAAATGATAAAACTTCCAATGCGTTATGTTCCAAAGTCATTGACAAAGAAAGAAATGAAGAAACAATTGCGAATGATTTTAAATTCACGCAAAAAATACAAGAAAGGACAATATACACTTCGAGACAAAATCAATTCGTATTTACATAAAGATTCCAAACACATTCGCTTGGCAAAACGTATGTATGATGTAGAAAAAATAGTTCCCGGTAAAGAATTGGCAGAAAAAACAGGATGTTCCATTCAAGGATTAAAACAGATTGTTCGTAAAGGAGAGGGTGCCTATTATTCATCGGGGTCTCGGCCGAATCAAACTGCTCAATCTTGGGGATTAGCTCGTTTAGCAAGTTCCATCACAGGAGGAAAATCTTCCAGCGTTGATTATTCTATTTTAGACAAAGAATGTGATCACAATAAAAAAGCATTTCGTTTGGCAAAGAAAAATTTAAAAATAAAAGCACACCATTATAAATTTAATATAGGCAAATTATATAATGAAAAAAAGTAAATCTGGTTGCAAGACAAGTATTTTATTGTTTTTAATCGGTGTTTTAATATTCTTTTTAGCATTAGGATCGATGAAAGAAGGTGAAACGAATAATACTAGTATATGTCCAACTGATACTTATATTTCAAACAATAATCCTAATAAATGTTGCAAGGAAAATCAAGGATGGTATGTTTCTAAAAATAATAATAGTAAATGTTGTCCTACAGATAATAATAAGGTTATCGGAAAGGTGTGTTTTAGAAATAATTATATTTATAATGGATTTTCTAAAAATTCAGTAAACACTATACCAGCTTCACCACCTCCTCCAACAAATCAAGCAACCCTCGATTTATTTAATCAATTTGATTCTAATAGAGACAATTTATTATCAGAAGAAGAAATAGTTAATTTAGTTACTAAAAAATATCCACCAGAACAATATGATGATAATATTTTTTATTCCAAAGTAGATTCACTAGTAGATTTAGATAAAACTGGAAATAAAAAGGTCAGTTATAACTTAATAGAAAGTAGTTTAGTTGATTATTTATAATATAGACAAAATATATAATGAAAAAAGGTAAGAAAACAAGTAAGACAAGTATTTTACTCTTTTTGTTAGGTGTTTTAGTATTATTTTTGTTGATTGGATCATTGAAAGAAGGTCAAACGAATGCTGGTATCTGTCCAATTGGGTTTAAACTATCATTGAATGATCCTAATATATGTTGCAATGGTAAAAATGGATACGTATCACAAAATGATAAAACTAAATGCTGTCAATCAGATACAATTATTGAAAATGGTCAATGTAAGTCAACCAGAAATAGGTTTAATGTTTTTACTACAACACAACGTCCGGTAGATGCTTCTTCAATCATTTTACCTCCGCCTACAACTGAACCTACGAATGATGAAAAAAAGAAACTTTTTCAAACAATAGATACAAATAAAGATAATTCGTTAAGTAAAGATGAAGTTTATACTTGGGGATATAATACATACGGAAATAGTACAACAAGAGAATTGAGTGATTCTAGGTTTGATGAAAAAGATATAAATCCTAAAGATGGTTATTTATTACCTAACGAATTTAAATAAAAAATTACTCATACCTAACATTCGGTGGACTATTCCATTCAGAATAAGCCTTGGCTTTGGTAGTAGGCCTTTCTAAATGTAATAATTCATCTAACGCGATCAAACGCCTTTCCAATGGGTTCAGTGTCTTCGATAATTGTCTCGACAATTGTTTCCATCTCCATTCAAATTGTAGACACGCCTGCCAATCAGGAAAACCTTCTACATAACAATGCCTTGTCCACGTTTCTCCTTTGGCGACTTTCATTCCTGTCGCGTGAGCACCGCCACTTATTTCTTTGTTATGTTGTCGAAGGCGTCGATCCAAATCCACCGTAGATCCTATATAGGTTGCACCGCTGGTTGAGACAAGCAAATAAACAAACATATAAAATTATAATATAAAAATAGATTTATTATTATATCATAATGAAGGAAAATATCTATGTTGCTGTTCAACAATATTACAAGATTTCTACCAACTATGATCATTATGTTAGTTTCAAAAATAAAGATGGAACGCTTGGGTACAAACTAATTCCAGGACAAAGATATCGATAAGAGATCAATTACAAAAAATATATACAATATTTAATGAACCTAGGTAATAGTGTTACAATTGACAAAAGAGAATACACAATAAATAAGAGATTTGGATCAGGTTCGTTTTTTGTATATAGTTTAAACGTGGATGAAAAAGAAAGTAATTATTTATTAAAAGACATTCCTTTAAAAAATTATCAACAATATTACGAAACCGAGAGTAAATATTTGAAAATAGCATCTGAATTAGGTGTGGCCCCTAAATTCATTCACAATGAAATAATTAATAAAAATGGTGAACAAATTGGTATTATTATTGTTGAAAAATATGGAGAAGGTTCACTTACCCAATTATATAACGAAGGAATTTTGGATGATGTGAGATATGCGCTATCAATTAAGAAACAAATCAAAACCATTTTGGATACATTATATGCCAATGGGATTGATCATAATGATCTTCATTCAGATAATTTTTTATATCATTATGAAAATGGTGAATATAATATAAAAATCATTGACTTCGATAAATCGAGACCTTTAAATAATAGAAAACGAAAATATATAATAGAAATCATAGACACCAATCTTATTTTAGATGTTTCAACTATACCTACAAATAATGGTGGTTCTAAGCTTAGAAGAACACGCACTGCTTATAAAAGAAAAAATAGACATTTGAGGTCTAAAACACGAACACGATAAAATATTCTAAATTACTTATCATATGGATTATTCAATTGTTGATTGACTCGAATGAATTGGGTGTATGTTTCAAAATCTTCGATTTTATCGCAATTGATATAAGTTCCGCAACTTCGCAATCCTCCCAAAATATCCAAAATCGTGTCCTTGACCGATCCGCGGTAATTCAAAAGGAAACTTCGACCTTCACTCGATCGATAATCATTCATACCACCATTGAATTTTTCCTGAGCGGTTTTTGATGACATTCCATACATTAACATTTTCTTTTGACCATTGACTTCGATAATATCACCCTCACTTTCTGTATGTCCTCCAAGCATTCCACCCAACATCACAAAGTCTGCCCCCGCACAAAAAGCCTTGCAAATATCACCTGGACTGCTACAACCACCATCACTAATAATACAACCATTCACATTATGAACCTCTGGGGAACATTCCAATATACACGACAATTGTGGATAACCCACTCCAGATTTCATACGAGTTAAACACGCACTTCCACTGCCAATACCATTCTTGACAATATCCGCGCCAGCAAGAATCAATTCAACACTACGTTCTGGAGTAACCACATTTCCGGCCATAATAAGAATATTCGGAAACTCTCCTCGAAAAATTTTGATCACATCCAATAATTTATCCATATAACCATTCGCAACGTCAATACAAATCTTATCAAAACCATATTCGAGAATACATTTTTTAGTGTGTTGAATATCCGATTCACTTATACCACAAGAAATAAATGTATATTCTCGAGACACTTTATCATAATCAGATTCAGGAACATATTTATGTAAAACAGTCAAAATTTTCATATCGGAAAGTGTTTTGGCCATTGTTACCGTGCCAACCGTGCTCATATTTGAAGCGATGATTGGAATACAAGTCAATGGTTTTGAATAGTATTTAAAACGAAAGGTGCGTAATAAGGAAACCTCACTACGAGATGATAAAGTTGTATTTTGTGGAACAATGAGAACATCTTTAAAATCCAACTTGGTCTCTAACACCTTCTGAAATGGTTGCATAATATCTATTAATAATATATTTTCTTTAAATATTGCTTTAAAGAAAATATATTTGTAATTTTAAACACCCGGACCATAAATAATTTGAGACTCTAAAATATATTCTGGTTTAGGTTCATTCAATTTACCAGAATGATGATGAACCGCATTATAACCACACAAAAGATCCTCATTTCGAGCAACTTCCGCAGAAATTGGTTTATGATGAACAGATAAAAACTTGATACAAGATTCTATTTCATTTTTATTAGAATTTCTATAAACTCTGTAATAAATACAACTAGAACATTTGGGAATTCCGCGTGAAATAAATTTATCAATCATAATTATTTATTAAAAAATTGCCTTTAAATAAATATATTATAGAATTTAAAAAAATGCCAAGAATTTTAGTTTTATGTCAACGTAAAAAATCGTTTGATACTAAAAAGAATTTTGCTGGATTTACAGAGAATTTTATTGTAGATATTATAACACAACGTATTGAAAAATATGTAAAAATTTATTTTAAAACGAATGATGTTCACGTTGAATATTTAACTAAATATGACTCAGATCCTTATTTATATGATGCGGATTTCAAGTTTCATTTTGAACCCAATTCTCCCGATACAAAAATACGTATAGAATCCTATCAGTTTATTAGAGATCATATAGGAGTTTATGATATGATTATACTTCAAACTTGCCCAATGCCATATTTTATTAAAAATTTTAAACATTTACCAACTCTTATGACTGATGATGGTGTAATTACTATTCGCGGATTTTCCCCAACAAATATTGATGGTTCATTCGATATAAATAGATATAATATGTATGATGTATTGTGTAAACAAGAGTTTGAAAAGTATTTTAAAGTGTTGGATTCCAAAGAAAATTTATATGAACGAAGAATAGAAACATAATATTATTCTATTATATATGCCTGTTCGTAAATCTGTTCGTAAAAAAACAAATAAAGGTCAAAAAAATAAAGGCCGAACAAATAAAAGCAAAACAAATAGAGGAAAAACAAATGTAAATTGTAAATGGTGTATGCGTGGAGGATGTAATCATTGTGTTTTACCTCATTAATAATTTATATCTTTTCTGATCTTACTATTTTTTCTAATTCTTGAATATCAACGTAATCAAAATCTACGTGACTTTCCCAAAAAAATTTACAAAAATCATAATGAATTGGAAAATGATTTCTACATAGTTGTGGAAATCTTTTCTCCATTTTTTTAATTATCGAATTGGATAATATACTTTCATAATCAGAATAAGGTAATACAAATGCTAATTGAGTCATTGATGAAATGTTGATTTTATTTTCTGTTACAAATTCCTCATCAAAACAAGGCATATTAATACATAATGATGAAAATAAAGGTGCCAAATGAAATTCATAACAAATAGTATTGTTTTTACAAATACCGTGATAATATTGCCACGTCCATTCAAACATTGTCAAATAATTACGACAAATAGATTTAGAATCCGTTTGTCCAAATAAAACTGGATAATATCGATCTAAATGTTTTAATAAATATTCTTCTCGATTGTCCTTCATAGGTAAATGATTCAATTGATCTTCTTTGTTTTTAGAGTATACATTCAATCCTTTCTTCCATTCAATATTTTTTACAATCAATTCATTTTCTTGTAATGATATGGCATTAAATAACTTTTTTAATATCGACCAATGTATTTTTGTTTCAGATACTAAATTTTCATTTGTTAGTTGCGTCTTATAAATATCTAATAGGTATTGAATTCCATTATTTCTAATATTGATTGAAGGAAAATGTGGCAGAAAATCATTTCCACATAAAAAACACAATAAACAATAATCTTCTACTGCCTGTTTTACAGGTTTTTCTAAATAATCTCCAATTTGAATCGCCATTTCATTGACATTAAAAACATAATGTTCATTCAAATTAATTCCGGATAAATAACTAAAATGTTTTGTCTCACGATAAAGATAAAGTTTAGGAATTGTATTTACTTGAAGTAGAGATAACATAATTAAGTCAGCATCTAAACCATATACAACATATGTATCATTTTTATTTGAAGATTTTCGCAAATAGTCAAATAATTTATGTTCTCCTTCACCTGACTCAGATGATCCACTAAACATATATCCATCTTTCTCAAATCGTGGTTTTAGATACTCATCTAATTTTATCATAAAATTTGTTCCAGGTGTAATTATATTAGTATTAAATCCATCTTTATTTAAAATCTGTTTTGTAATCCACGATTTATAACGTCTTTGTTTTTGTTGTTTCATTTTAGCAAAAGGAGCAACACCATCAAATGCAACAAATACATTTTTTGCTTTTAGACGACTCACTAATTCTTTTATTTTTTGATAAACTCCTTCATATACTTGATCATAAGATGGATCTTTTAATTCATAGACTACATCATAAATAAATGAATTTGCATCCATTAATAATGTATTACAATGAATCGTATTCAATCTTTTTATAATCTTAGTGTGATTCTTTAAAACATAGGAAAAATAACTAGGAATACCCATTTCAAATATATGTGACAATATTTTAATATTCTTTTATTTTAATTACATATGCCAGATACTAACACACCACTTAATCAAGATCGATTTTATATGGCTACACCAAATTATCCATCTTTTTTTTCATTTTTATCAATGATTTCACCTTTTATTTTAATTATTGTTCTTGTTTTTATATCGATCATAAATTCAAATATAAAGGGTTTGATCTACTTATTAGGTGTTATTTTACTTTTTTTTATCATAATGCCATTCCAGCAAACAGTGCGTCATTATGGTAAATTTTCGCATACACCTGATCCAACTTGTCAATTATTTTACTTTCCAGTTCCTATATTTAGTGTTCCTTCCTTTAATAGTTCACTTTTTCTTTTTACATTTATTTATTTATTACTTCCTATGATTGAAAATAATATTATGAATTTTCCTTTAATGGTTATATTATTAGTATTGTATGCAATGGATACTGTAATTAAAACAAAAAATAATTGCACAACTCCACAAGGTATTGTTTTAGGATCTCTTTTAGGGGTTGTGTGGGGAATTACTTGGTATTTTATTATTAAAAGTAGTAATTCAAATTTACTCTATTATGATGACTTATTATCAAACAAAATTGGTTGCAGTAGACCAACTCAACAAAAATTTAGATGTTCTGTTTATAAAAATGGTCAACTATTACAATCTATATAATGACTGATTTTTTATAAAATATTCATTTATTTCGTTCAATACTTTATTTCGGTGATAATTTCGTAACATCATTGTTACACCTGTTTGATTCATTTTACGGTAAACAAAAAAGAAATGTTCAACAACTGTATATAAATTCATATTATTATAATAAACTATATGTTCATCATAAGTTATCATTGGTTTTTTTAAACGTTCATTTACTTTATTATGAAAATAAAAGATAAAATATCTAAGTGCTGAAATATTACTAATACCTTCAAAATTATTATTTCTTATAAAACTTATTGCGTGTTCCGTACAATACGGACAAGGTAAATTATGAATGATACGAACAATAATTCTTTTTAAACTTTCAAATTGATCTTTATTAATATTATCATCTATTTTTAAGACAAGGCAATGTAATAAATGCCACGTTGCTGGTCCCCATACGCTTTTCGACATAATAATATATATAAAGACATAATAATTAAGAAATATAATGAATTTAAATGATTTAAAAAATGAATTAAATAAGGATTTAAATAATGATGTAAATAACGAAAAAAACAATAATATATGCTTAATAAGTAAAGAATTGATAGAACATAAAATTACATTAAATTGTAATCATTCTTTTGATTATTATTATTTATATCAAGAAATTATTCAACAAAAAAAAAGACATTCAGATTATTTTAAATGTCCTTATTGTAGAGAAATGTATGAAGGAACGATTCCTTATTATGAAATTGATGATGTTGAACAAATATCCAATGTAAATTACAATACACATACCCTAAATATTCATAAATGTAGTTGGAATAATTGTTCGTGTCCAGCACATTTTTACAAAACAGGTTACTATTGTCGTTCTCATTATAATTTATCAAATAAGAAACGTTGTTCTGCTTTTTGTAAAAATGATAACCCTTGTAAACATTATGCTTTAGAAAATGGATTATGTAAAAAACATCAATCTATAAAAAACATACAAGAAATTTTTTAAAATTTAAAATTAGAACTGTATTTAAACAAAAGTATTTAAATATAAATTCATTACACATTTTAATGCAAGAAGAGGATAATTCAGTAAAAGATAAAGCATCCACAAAGGATAAAATTATAAAATGGTTACAATATGATACTCAAATCAATGAAAATATAAAAAAAATGAAACTTCTTAAAAAAGCAAAAAAGGATTTAACAGATGAATTAACTAACATTATGAGAGATTCAAATACAGATCTTTTTAACATTAAAAATGTAGGACAAATCATATATTCAAAACGAGAAAGTAAGAAAGGAATTAATAAAAAATATTTAAATGATATTTTAAATAACTATTATAATACAAACCCGTCAATCGCAAATGAATTATGTAATTATATTTTAGAAAATCGTGAAACAGTTATTCGAGAAAATATTAAATTTAAAAAGTCAGAGGCATAAATTGATTTGAAACTACTATAAAATTATAAATTTATAAAATATAATGAACATTAGTTATGATTTAAATCAATTACAAGATAAACCTTTAAAAAAAAATAAAAATCATATGATTCTTTATTGCACTGAAAAAGATAAAGAAAATCCATATATATATTTTTTGATGAACAAAAATGAAAATAATATTATTCATATACCTGTTTGCGATGATACTGATGAATTTATGCAAAATAATTTTTCGATATCTCAATATGAAGTTAAAGGAACATTAGTCGAAGATGATATTAATTATACATTTTACCATATTATTTTAAACGAGACAACTTTTGTTCCAACATATCATTCAGATCAATGGTGGAAAGTTTTTCCATTTGAAATATTATATTCTGGACACGTATTACAATATAAAATAGATAAAAATTGTATTGATTTTTTCAGAAGAAACCCTTCCTATTTGGTTCTTTTCTATAATAATATGCGTTATGAAACACCTGTGATTGGATATATAGGAATTGGAATTTCAGATTTAAATGATCAATTACTTTTACAAAATAAGAATGAACGTAATGGTATATTTAAAAAAGGGTTCTATTTTGAAAGTGTTGAAAAGGGATATTATCAAGCACTCTATAATACATATCAATCATCGGAATATATATTAAAATTAGCAAATCATAATTATATTATAGATACTATTCCAATTACTTCTATGAAAGTAACTATTAAAAATGATAAATTCTATTTAGATAAAATTTATTTAGGAGATGTTCCAAGTCGTTGTAAAAAAGAGGGTTCTTATGAATTATATTTTTTCGACGAAGACATGATTTATTTAAGGACTAATTTAGATAGTTTATGTACAGAACCACTTAATACAAAACGAGATGAAAACGGATGTTTATTAAGATATATACTTTTTTTAAACAATCATTGGGTTGGAAAAAAATCAAAAAAAGGATATGATTCTTTTGCGTATGATAATACTTATATGTTGAACAATGAA